CCAAGCTTCGTGGGCATATTCTGCAAGTTTTTCTCTGAGCACAAATAATCTCCAAAGATTAAATCAATTAATAATCTACAAATAATTATAATAGCACACAAGCTAACTTGTGTGCTATTAGTATATCACTGTTAGTATCAATGCGCTACTAGTCTCCTAATCCAGTGTACGCTTCTCTTTATGCTTTATCAAGCTCGTCAGTTAATAATTTAATATGAGATTTTAACTCATACACTTCATCTTCTAAAGCTTTAATTCTCTCCACTTCAGTCATATTGGCGACTTCGACACTGCCATTAGAATCAGAAACAACATAAGCTTTTAGCGACATAATTACCTCTTGGTTTTACTCTATTCTATCAAACTTAAATCAACTTTAACTACAATAGTGAGCATCTATTATTTTCTTTACTACAAACTAAAAAAAATCAAGACAGCGCCATACAAATGTACTGTTCTTTTAAAAAAAGGACAACTTTAAAAATAACCACCCTAGTTGCGCTGATTAATTATGAACATCATTCTTAATGTTATTTTATCTATTGTAGTACTCACAATACTTGTACTAATTGTTGCTTTTATTATGGTTTATACAATTAGTTTTTTTGATGGGTTTATTGAAGCTCTTGAAGATTTTGTCAATACTCGAAAAAATAAATAATATAATCCCTCTCTAGAATAATTCGCTGATACTCAAGAGAGGGACCATACGCTAAGTCAATTAATCAGTGGCAAGATTTTGCCACTCTCTCAAGAGAGTAGAATAGCAATAAAGTCACTAGGTATATTACAGATATGAGCATACCCAGCCCATTGACTTTTATGCTCCGGCGCGATGTTAGGAGCGACCAGGCCCCAAACCATTGCAAAAGATTCTGGCCGTCCCAAACTTGCTTGAGATAGAGCTACTTGTAGACTCCCTGCAAGTAGTGGATTTAAAGGAACCAATTGTTGATAGAATTGGTTGAACTCGGCATCTACTAACATTAGCCGGGCAAATTCTACCCAATCAGGAATAGGAAGGGAAGGAGGGATTAGTTCTAATACAAACTCGGCTCCATTCCAACCCAATTGATAGATAGTTGGGTCATAATCTGGAACTTCAACTGGAAGGTAGCCAGCATCGGCTATCTCTTCAGGGGTGTAATTTCCCCCAGTACGGGAGAACCCGTCACTGAGAAGAATTCTATCTGGGAGTTGTTGAGGGTATTGCCCTCTTAAGGAATACAGAGTAGTCATAGTTCAATTAGCCCATATAAGTGTCAGTTTCGGGATTGAAATTTGTTAGGTACCGGACAGCCTTAGTCACTCTAAAATTGTCGATATTGGCCCCCCAGCAATAACCTGTAGAGAAATAAATTCCAATATTATAAAAGGTTTCAGTATAATTAGAGGCATTAGTAGATTGGTTGATCAAGACTCCATTTAAATATACTCTTGATTGGTTGGTTCCGGTGCCCTGACGAACGTAAGCAATGTGAAACCAACTACCGATAGGAAGTGCCACTACATTACTATAACCAATCCCGCTTAACAAATTACTAGAAGCAAATAAAATAACAGTAAAAGTGCTATTACTTGTACCAAATGATAAAATTCCATTATTCCCGCGAGATGTGGCGGCAAATAGCCACATCTCAATAGTAAAATTCCCAGTTCCCAATGCTAAATTAGGGTGATTGACACTTAAATACCCGTTTGTACCAGGAAACAAGCCAGAAGCAGCTCCGTATTTAGATCGAGTGGTACTCGTTACTACACCCGTGGTTCCTACTCGCGAAACTGGTAGTAACAGTGGACCACTGTCAGTAAACACGGTTCCATTGTTTGCGCCATCAAATCGAAGATCGCAAACAACACTATTGACAAAAGGATCACTGGATCGAATCCAGAAGCTTCGTCTTTGTCGATTGTAAACGTCGAGAACACTCCAATTCCCCGGTCTATTGGCCCCATCCCAAAGGGGTTGAGAGCCCATGAAGCCACCTTCACGTGTCATAAAAACTCCGAACAACCTATCAACATATCCATTACGTTAGGGGCAGAAGCTGAAGCCCTTAACTTCTGATTCGGCTTGACGATAATAGGGTTAGAAATAGGAACAAAACTGGAACCAACTGGGATAGGTATTGTGAAGCTAATGAAACACAAAGTCACGTTTTCGCTATTAGTTAAAACCAGGTTTAAATCGGTTGCCGTCGACGCCCTATTACAACAAAGAATTGAGAAGACAGATACGACTGATACGCCGCTAGGAGGGACGTACACATCCTGAAAGGATGTCGTCAGTCCTGAAAAAGTAGCGTTATTTAGTGCCATTTATTATCCTAATCCTATAGCTAGGAGGTACTCGTAAGTAGCCAGAGAGGTAATTTCAGAGCCGCCGCCCCCACTCTCCTGATTTATAGAATAAGCCGCGCTTCCCGTAGCATCAGCGACATAGACCATGATCCCAGCTCCTACCCTGACAAAGTAGATGGCATTAGGCGTTAGGGTAGAGGGAAGGCCTCCTAATACCTTTTCAGGGCGAAAAGCTACCATGCGATAGGCCCCTCCCAGCCAATTTTGGGCAAGGCATTATTATAGGTAAAAAGTCCGTCAGCATTTTCTCCTATTTTATTAAGTTGGGACAAATTCCCATTGTGAACGTGGCTATTAGATACTGCCGTATCGATAGCACTAGGAGAGCTAATAGGCCTTCCCTGAATATTAGCCCACTGGAGAATTAGATCGAGTGATTCCGCTTCACTTATTTTAATCCAAGAAGTTGTAGAAAATCGATAGATATAAGTGGCTGCGCCGCTTGCCACAGTGGCATCGCCGGTTGCGTCTAGTACCAGAACCTGAGTATTCTCAGTTGGAGATAGGGCATTTCTAGCTGCTATATTAGCTACAATCGGCATTTCGCCAGCTAATCCAGAAATTGAAGCATCGATTAAAGACTGAATATCGGTGTCTGTCAATAGTCGCTTTAGAGCAGACCCAGAAGTATTGCTTACATATATTTCAATATAGTTCGGTTTGCCTTGAGGCGCAACAAAAAATACAGCGTTACCCTCGCAGGGTAGCGATGGGACTGCAGTTAATTTAGAGGGCTTAAAAGTTGTACTCATATTTTTACCAGTCTGTAACAATCCATTGTTGTTTTAGGCTATCGAGCCATTCTTGCTCCGTGCCAATAAAACTATTGTTCAAGGCTACTTGATAAGCGGATAGCCCAATAGGGCCCTGTAGTTGTCCACCATTAACCCACTCTATACCCGACCAAGTGTAAAGAATACCTTGAATTAAATAACCATGCCCTATAGTGGGGTTAGTAGGCAGATCACCTACAGAATTAAGATTACCTCTAATTAATAGAGGCGGGCCAGGCGGGCCAGGAAATCCAGGAGGAACATCTTTAAGCACTAATGCACTTAGGCGCTGTTCTCCTTGAAGACTACCTATCTTGTCACGTATACCAATAGCACTAGCGGCCTCTGATAGATTACCTCCACCTACGGCGATGAGGTCGCTGGGCGTATCCGTTATTATTAAACTGGTCTGACCCGAATCCGGGATTACTAGAGTAATTGGTGGGCTCATGAGAGACATCGTTGATTATAATTTACACATACAGGATTAGGCAGGCACTAGGCAGGCACGCACTAACTAAAACTATGCGTGGCTAGTTTTATAGCAAAGGCTATTCACACAAAACACAGTCATAATATGCCCGACGTTCTAGATTACACCACTATCTATGTTTCAGAGTTAGTTATGGTTCCTACAGGAGGTTTATCTCGTGGCATCCACGACACACTCTACAGCGTGACGGCTTTAGTTGATTTGTCTCTAGAGTTGCCGACGGCAAAAGAGATATACGATGCCACAATAACGCCCATTTCAGCGTAGAGGTTATAAAGGTGGCTATCACTTTTACAGCATTTGGTAACAAGCAATTAAGTCAAAACGGGAATAATTTCCCTTTTTATGTTAACACTAGCATTAACAAAGATTATGAACATATACAAAAGATTGGGCGCAAAAACGGTATCTTTGGCTAATATGTGGAACGCAAAACCTCCGTTTATCGGAGAAGACGGTAATCCCTGTGAAGAAACTGTAAAATGGGCATTAAACAAACAAGGTTTTGTCGATACAGATAATATTAAGTTTGATTCTTGCTGTTGGCTAAAAGATAATAGTGCTGTCGTTCCTGCTACGGCTACTAGAAATGAAGAAACGATCCGATTGCAACCTAGTCTTAGCGGTATCTTAGGGGAGTTTTACGCTGAATGTTGCCGGGTCGATAGTCAAGAAATTATTATCGGACCATATCAACCACATCAAATAGAAAAAGCTTTTGATGACTGCATAGAAAAAGCGCAAGATGTATTTGAGTACATCAAAAGTAAGTGTATTTATACCAAAGGGGCTAATCTTGATAAAAGATTTACTTTTTTACATGATGATGGCTGGTATTGTGATGGTATAAAAGTTGTTTTTTTGCCTGTTAGTTTTAATTGTCTTCCAGCAATTAAAGGATTTTTCTATTTACCTCAAGAATGATTTGCAACTTTATAATCTTAATTATGTTTCTTAGATCAGAAGATTTTGAAGTTTTAAAATCTTCTGTCTTAAATATTGTTAAGTTACAAAATTACTCTCTATCAGGCGTACCGCTGACAAGAACAGCTTTAATCTGTGATAGGCATCCTGAGATAATCAAAAAGCAAGAGATTAACAGAAATAATTCTCTCAAATAGTTGATATTTCTGAGAGAATATCGTAAGACAGGATCAAGTAAACAAACACACGAGAGGTAACAAGACATGACTTCTATTAATTTTTACGAAAGAACGGCGCTTATCAAGCGTATCGAAAACAATCTCAATCAAATTAATCATAGATACTTCGAGGTAAACCACGGAATATTATCAGTTACTGATAACGGTGATTATGTTACTGTTTGTAGTCGCACTGGGAATCGACATTTTGGCGTTCAAAATATCTTTGATGCCTTAAATAATTTTAGTCTTGACGGTTTTGATGACCAGGATTATTACGATATCTGGGACTATCTTGATTTCTGTAAATACACTCTTCCAGAAGATCAAAACTCTGACAACGAGTTAAAGACCGATGATGAGTTATCGCTTTCTAAAAAAAGACAGGTTGCACTTGTCGATATGTTGTTAAGTGAACCTGTACCTGTACTCATAACTGAATCTTCCAGTCTGGATGATTGGACTATTAGTTTGATACCCCAATCACCTACCTTTCAATTAAATACCGAAGTCTCAACGCTAAACGAATTAGTTGAGGAACCAGAACAAAAAAATGAGATTCTATGGGAGAAAAATCGGGAATTAGAACAGAACAAAGAATACAACCAAACGTGGATTGACAACTTAAAACAACGAGTTCACGATTTAGAATGCGCGGTTTATCTACTGCAACAGGAAAATAAACAACTGAAGAACAATCAAGCAGAAACCAAACCAGAGCCTCAACCAGAGCCTCAACCAGAACCTAAACCGACAACTAAAAAACAACCTAAATTCAAATTACCAGAGAATTTTGCTGACTATCAGCAAGAGTGCGATGACTTAGTTGATGAGCTATCCGCCGCGGCAGCCGCTACGACAGTATCGGTTTTCGAGTGGCAGAAACTATTAGACCAACACTATTAGCTGAGGAGATGTGGGAAGCACAGTTACCTGAGCCTTATGAAGACATGATCCTATCTGAAGTAGTAGATTACCTAGAGACTCTGCAGACTAAAGAAGAAAAAGGAAAGCTTCTGACTGCTATATACTGGTCGGGGTTTCAAACGTCTTTGGATCACATAGATGATTATAGTTCTTAACTCTGCGTTCGCTTGACTATCAGCTATTAGTTGTCAACTAACAATTATTTAGAAGCAAAAATGAATGATACAGATTTTATTCGAGAAGTTGAAGAACTGTATCTGCGTCTTGCTGATGCAGATACAGATGATCTGGTTGAGTTAGCTAAACTTGCGGGTTTAGACCCTAAACTCGCAATTCAGATTGAAATGGTAAAAGTTCCTGACGCAACTTTTGCAATAGGAAAATATCCAGTCACTCAGAAACAGTATCAGGCGGTAATGGGAGTTAATCCTTCCCATTTTCAAGGCAATCCTCAAAACCCAGTGGAACAAGTTACCTATAACGATGCCATAGCTTTTTGTCAAGAACTAAGTCAGATAACAGGGAAAAATTATCACTTACCCACAGTATCAGAGTGGGAATATGCTTGTCAGGCAGGCACAACTACTAACTATTATTTCGGTGATGATGCCAATCAGTTAGAAGATTACGCTTGGTATAGCGGAAATTCTGAGGGTACAACTCATCCCGTAGGATTAAAGCTACCCAATGCTTGGGGATTGTACGATATACACGGTAACGTTTGGGAATGGTGTCAAGAGGATTTTCATCTGCGGGGCGGTTCCTGGGGCAGCCTTTCTACTTTCTGCCGTTCCGCGTTTCGCTACAGCAGCCTTCGCCGCGACGACCGCACCGTCGTTAGCGGTTTTCGGGTAGTCTGTGACAATTAGTTACTAATCATTTAATTATCAGTTATCAGTTATCAGTTATTAGTGTTCACTCATTATTTAGGAGTAAAAATGAAGATTCGTATTGAAGGTATTTGTGAGTGCAGTAAAGTCGGTATAATTATCGACTCAAAATATATACTGTACGTGGTTTATATTTACGAAGGTGTATTGCCTTCGCGACAATTGGATACAGAAAATCAATACTATGTAGTTTTTGATCCCACTATTCAACTGCAGCCAATTATAACTACGCTTGAGTTATCACCTGAATTGCGTCAATGGAGCAGTTAATTTATCAGTTATCAGTTACCAGTAAACAAAATAACTTAGAAGTAAAGCAATGACGATGATAGACATAGGACAATTTGCTAAGATTGAGATAAACTGGTACGAAACAAAGTCATATCCGTTTCGATATTCAGAAGGCATTCACTATTTTATGCAAAAGGATCAGGGATGGATAGTAGATGAAATCGCTAAATGGGTAAGAGAAACTCATTTTAAAGAAGACTTTCCCTCGGTTATCGATTGGAAGTTAAAAGTAACTTATCAAAACTCTAAAGATAGGATTCCGTGGGAGAATCCAAGTCATTCAGCTACACTAATCTGCGAGAATCGCCAAAATGCCGCGTTTAAATTTAGCTTTATGACAGTATTTCCAAATACTAATATTGAGTTATATTACGATGGTGGTCGTATAGATGAAGTTGACTTTTGTTTATTTGATATAGCCGACCCTTCTAAAACGGAATTAATGCTTGAAGAAGAATGGGTGTATTTACTTGGCGCCGCATCTTTCTTATTTGGTAGGTAATCAATTACCAGTTATCAGTTAGTAATCCTTAATCAAACAAAAAAATGAAACCTTTGCATAAACTGGGTAAATATCACAATCTAGAGAAGCTAAACAAAATAGCAACCGATTCTTGTTTTACTGATAAGTTTCCTACAAAACATAATTATGTAAACCCTCTCTATAATGAGTACGATTACTCTTATACTTTATGGGCTACTCTGGGAGTAGAATGGCACGTCGACGACATTTATAAAGATAAAAAATACTCAATTATTTTAGTCGTCGAAAGCGCCAATTATGAACTTTATGCATCATCAGTAAATAATCAAAAAATAGAAAAACTCCTAAAAACAGATTGCGACACCACTTTTAGGAGTATGGATGAGCGAATAGATAATCTGTTAGTTCGCAGAAAAAACACTCAAAGGCTAATATTAAAAGCAGGGGATATTTTGCTGTTAGATATTTCATACTACCATAAACTAGAAAATACAAGGAAAACAGAAAACCCTTTTATCTTTATTAGCTTAGACATTGATTTTATCCCAAAGATCAAAGAAGCGGTCAAGGTTGTCAATTATTTTGTTTACGATTTTTTGTAATCACCCTAATAAATTGGAGAAAATCAATGAGCCAAAAAATTCACTATTACGCACGCACAGAACATCAGATTCCACTGATGTCAAATAAGTTAACAGATACAGTCGGTAATTTAGTTTTTCCTTTTTCTGATAAAGAAGAGCAATTAAAATTTTTTAGTCAGATGCTTGAAGAGCTATTAACCATATCATTTGTAGCAAGATATACACCAGAAGGTACTGCATTAAATACAATTTTAGCTTTGTTGTCTAAGTTGGATTAGTGCAAAATTAGCAATCAGTTCTTGTAATTAATCAGGAGTAAACCAATGAACATTAAACCGCAACTTAAAGGCAGTATTCGGCTATTTTTAGAAGGTTCAGAAGATGGGCTCCAGCGCCTAGTAGATTTACATCAATCGGGGGAATTGCAGGACCTTCTCAATGAACTTAAACCAGACGATATACCCGAAATTGTTGTCACAAAAGCAGAGTTCACTACAGATGCAAAAGTTAAAGTCGAGTTCACTACAGATGCAAAAGATTGAAAAAGCTGAATTAATTAAGGCAATTCGAGAAGGAACAATCGATAAGACAACTCTACAACAAGTTGATTTAAGTGGGGCTGACCTGATTAAGGTTGACCTGATTAAGGCTGATCTGAGTGGGGCGGACCTGAGAGAAGCTAAACTGAGTGGAGCTATTCTGAGAGGGGCTAAACTGAGTGAGACTAAACTGATTAAGGCTGATCTGAGTGGGGCAGATCTGAGTGAGGCTAACCTGTGGGGGGCTAAATTAAGAAGGGCTAACCTGAGTGGAGCTAAACTAATAAGAGCTGACCTGAGCGCGGCTGACCTGAGTTGGGCTAACCTGTATGGGGCTAAGTTGAGTGGAGCGGACCTGAGAAGGTCTAACCTGAGAAGGACTGACCTAAGTTGGGCTGACCTGAGTTGGGCTAAAATGATTGAGGCTAACCTGAGAAGAGCTGACCTGAGTTGGGCTAATCTAAGTGGGGCTAAGCTGATTAAGGCTATCCTAAGTGAAGCGGACCTGAGTGGGGCTATCCTGAGAGGGGCTAATCTGAGAGGGGCTATCCTTAGTGGGGCGGACCTGAGAGAAGCTAAACTGAGTGAAGCTATCCTGAGTGAAGCTGACCTGAGAGAAGCTGACCTGAGTGGGGCTAAACTGATTAAGGCTATCCTGAGTGATGCTATCCTGAGTGATGCTATTCTGAGTTGGGCTGATCTGAGTTGGGCTATCCTAAGTGGGGCGGACCTGAATGCAGCTATTCTGATTGAGGCTAACCTAAAAGGGGCTGACCTGAGTAAAGCTAACCTGAGAGGGGCTGACATTGAAGACACTATCTTTATCAATGCAACGGGGATCACCCTTGAACAAGAACAGGATTTAATTAGACAAGGAGTAGATTAATGACACATCAGAAAGAATTAATGAAAGATTAGAGTTTAGAGCGACAAGTTGAAGCTTTATCTATCGTGGCTCCTAATTTACGTTTTTTCATGAAATATAACCCAGAAGAGTTAATGGCATTAAGACAAAGTAACCAAGATGCTTTTGACCTTTTTGCATCAATAATGATGGATCAAGCAGATGAAATAAAAAAAAGGACAGTTGATAAATGCTAATGGTTTAATTTTAGTTATCAGTTATCAGTAAAAACTAGCACAATTAGGGAGTAAACAATGAACATTAACATTAATCCTCAATTCAAAGAGCGGCTGTATAAGCTTATGATTAGAAATAAATATCTCGAATTATCTCTTGAATCAAAAAATTGGATTGATGATTTATTAAAAAAATCTCAAACTAGCCAAGTAACTAATGAGATATTAATCTGGTGGTGGGAAGGAAATATAGAAAAAGAATACTTCTATTCGTATTTATCCAATGACAAGTGGAATCTTTCTTTTCTTAATCGGTTTAAATTTTGGGTTATGATTAATATTGTTATGCCTATATGTACAGGAGTTACTATTCCTTCTCCTCTTAGAAAAGACTTTGATCTTTTCAGAAAAGCTTTAACACTAGCGTCAATCTTTCTAGTAGAAAAAAGCTGGTATAAAGAAATAACCGACAATACAGCTAAAGAGTAAAACTGAGACTACATAAAGTAAAACAAACAAAAATAATCTAAAACAGGAGTAAACCAATGGATATTCGACGCGCAATATTGGTTAGAAAACAATACGATAGGCTGCCTATTGAAGCTAAACAATACGTTGACGCTTTAGTATTAGAAGCAAAACAGAATCCTAAGTCAAAATACTTAGAACACTTCTATAGAGACGCAATTAAATCCAATGTAATGGATACATACGTACAATTAAAATACAATGAGGCCAATGATGTCAAAAAAGATTGGATTTCGTTTGTAGCTTTTAAGGCTTGGTTATTTATTGTCACATTTTTAACAGGCGTTTCTACCCCGAAACAGTTAAAAAAAGATGCTAACTTATTTATGCTTTCTATAGCTATAGCCTCTAATTTTGTAGTAGAGGGGGACTATAAAGAAAGATATCATGCACTAACTTACAATTATAATGTACCTAGCTAAAACATTGCAGATCTCCGACATTATATGGAGAGCGACAGACTACCAGTTTCTATCATTATACAAACCTACCCCTGAGGAAGCAGGCCGCTTTATCCAACTCTGGTTCGAGGATATGGAGCCCCACATTAACTATACGCGGTTACATACTAGAATGAGTGGTGGTCAGGATAACTCTAATAAATACTACCTAACTAATGTGCTCGAGTTAGGTATAGCTGCATGGGGGGTCGACTTCTATAATGATAAGAATTCAGTGGACCAATGGCGTATTCACTACTATAGCCCTACTATACGCCGCCTTGCTGAGAGCGTCCCTCTCAATATGCCGGGGGGTAATCTACGCTATTATTGCCAGCTGGCTATGATAACTAACTCTGAATCCGTTAATGGAGTATGGGCCCGTCGCACTCAGCATTATCGGCGCGATAGTTACCAGCGCCATAACCATGGTGAGTTCGGTATGACTAAGGAGGAGATGCAATTAGTAGTAGAGAATATAGAACCTATACTCGAGACGGGCCTGTTGATAAAGTGGGGCGATTACTACTATTGGCCCGGCGCACGAACACGACACTTATTGCTTAACAGCAATAAGGAGCTCCACATCATGGGCAGTGATGCTCTCGAGATAGGTAGACTTAAACAAGGGAGGAGACAAAATGCAGTATAACGCAATTGATGTCGTGAAGGCGTGGGCCTATCAGAATCTAGGCTTAGATTCCAATAATAAATTTATTGGAGTTCATGTCAATCGATCTAGTTACGTAGTAAGCAACAATACTAGAGAAGACCGTCCTGATGATAATGATGGCGATATGTACTTCCTATCATACATTCATGATAATGTAGATGTCTCTATCTTCCTAGCCACTAATGGAGATGTAATTGTCGCTCGTGATAAAATCGATGAAGAAGGTGACCCCTCTATATTAATCGGCAGTATAGACGATATTATAGATGGTAAGCCTCTCTTTCCTATAAGTCAAATTCTCAAAGATCACCATGACTCCAGAACAAATTCAGAGACTACGCGACAATAATTGGATCCTAGATGACCTCCAGGGCGTATCAGATAAAGAACTCGATTGGGTACAGAGCGTATTGGCCCTTCCAGAATACTACGAGGAGACTGGTAGAGAGTTAACCCAGAGCAATATAGACTGGATTATCACCCTACTCCTCTCTAACTACGACGAGAGCGGCGCTGATCTACCTCCCGAGCAGCCCGAGCTGCCTCAGGAACAAACTTAGCCGCCTTGTTGATAACACGGGCCCTCTCCTGCTTAGATAGATTGCCGTGGCCCCGCAGTTTAAGGGCACTCAATGCGCTGCGCTTATCGAATATAGGGAATCTATCCCCCACTGTACCGTACTCGGCCCGCGCTTCTGCTGTTACATTACCCTTCTTAGTTCTATTCATAGTTATAACAATTGGGTATGATTATGCTGGCAGAGGCGCGGGCCCTAATAGTAAACCTTCAACTAATAAATTTATACGATATCATCCAGCATCTAGTAAAATTATCTTGTTTAAATTGCTAGATCATGTTAAAATTAAATGAAGTGGAGAATTTATGCCGTACATTCAAACTAATCTAAAACTCACTATTAGTCAGCATCACTATCTGCGTCGGCTAACGGCTGGTATGAATAGTGATAGTCGGCGTTTATTCATCCACACGTTTTTGTGCCAGCGCCAGATACGTGCTAAGTCTGATTACCACGCGTGGAAGGGTGTGCCCCTGCCTCGTAAGAGCTTCATTCACGTTTACTGCAGAAACTATAACTGG